GCTTAGGGCCATGCTGAAGATAGTCTGCGATTGCATATTGTGCTCGTGTTGGTGATGGGAGATCAAGCTGTCCCCACAATGCTTGTAGGAAGAGCTTGAAATCCTGTTGTAGGGCGGCTAAGGTATCATTCATATATTAATTAAAATAAATCTTGTAACTGTTCAGGTGATAACCATCCTGCACGTATAAGTTCATCTATTTGATCATATGTCATTCCAGTATATGTAGCCATATGTCTCATTCTATCAGCCATGCCCATATTTGGCCAATCAGCATCGACAGTTAGAGCTTTCATCATTTTACTAAATTCTGACTTAGATACAGACTTGGTAGATTTGAATTTTGGATAAGGATTTTTCTTTAAGTCTGCTACAGCTTCTTCGATTATTTCTGGTATAATCTTAACTTGATATTTAGGATCAATCAGATCATTATAACCAAAATCGTTTAATTTACCCATTCTTGTAATTAAATCATCGAATGACACAGGAGCTGTTGAATATAAACTTTCAAATACTTCTTGTGCTTGTCTGACTATTTCTTCAGATTTAGCAATTATCCTTCCTAATTCATCTGCTTTTTTTAATCTATAAGATTTACTACGTCTCATATTTTTGAGAACTGTATCAGTAAACATTCTTTGACCTGATTTTCCAATTAAATCTGAATAGAATTTATGTACTAAGTAATGAGGTGTTCCGACGTGACTAGATTTACCTACAACACCCATTAAATTACCTTCCATTTGACCTAATCCAGGTACATGTTTTAAAAGTCGATCTGTAACTTGACGATATATAGGACTATTCCATTGTAATCCATCGTAAATATTTGCAGTAGCTTTTAAAGCAGCTATGTGGTGTACTTCAAATTGAGTACCCATTGGTAATCCTGTTAATCCTTCTGATATTCTTGAAAAGGCTTCTCTTATTGCTGGCATTTCAGACCTTTTAAACGCCTTAAAAGTCCTAAAATCACCTTTACTTGCACCACTTAAAGCTGTTCCTGTCTCAAATTCACCTAAAAATTCTCTTCCCTCTGACGGCATATCCTTCATAACCTCTCTAAATTTTTTAATATCAAACTCTCCAGTAGCATCAAATCCTGTAATTTCATATCTTGCTGCAGTTCTTAAATTCATCCTTTGTCTTAAGGGTATATCTTTATTTACTGATTCTAATGCAGTATCCAATACTTCTTGGTTAACAGCTTTATCTGCTTCTATATTTAGTTTCCTTGCAAGATCTTTAACTCTTTTTAATCTATCTACATTTAAAGCAGAATCAATAGGTTCACTACTTAATGCATATACTTTATCAGCAGGAATATTGTCAAGAATACGTTTAACTCCTGCTTTTCCTGCATATTTAGCACCTTTCAATACTTTACCTACACCTTTATCTAAAAGCCAGCCAGAAGCAATACGTGTACCCCATCCAGCTACTCTAGGATCTAGCCATGGAGTTAATTCTTCATTAGTAGCTCTAGCACGTTCAACAAGCCATTCTTCAAATTCAGCTAATTTAGTAACTCCAGGTATAGCAGAGATAGCCTGAGCTGTATTCATCAGACCACCTCCCATTAATCTTAAGACATCATCACCTATAATAGTTGATCTATCTAACCAACTACCTTCCTGTGATGCTTCTTGAACTCCTTCCCAAACATTACCTACAGTACCTTCTATAGCATCGAATACTCTACTGAACATCAGTTCATCTTCGGGTGTTGTTTTATATTCCATAGCTTACTGTTGTATAGTTAGAGGAGATAGTTTTTTATTCTGTTCTGTTACTAAGTCACTTGGGGTTAGATCGTGATGTAAATTTTCTCCAGAAGTTGATTGTATTTCTTTATTCTTAGGCACTTGTATTTGTAGTTTTTTCCTTTGTTTCTCTAACCAAGAGTCTATATAAGGATTATCACTTTTTTGTTCAGGTACTGCTTCAGAGCTATACGAACTTTTTAATCTTAGCTTTTCAAGAGCTTCTGTTTGCTCTTTTAATCTTTTATTCATATTCTCTTCATAAATAGTCCCTCCTTCTTTTAGACGAGCACTAAAAGCAATACCTAAGCTTTCTTTAATATCTATAGAGTCTTTATCTCTTCTAAGCCTACCTTTCTCTTGTAAATAAGCTAAGTCTTCTTTTGGAGTTGCAGTTCCGTAATGATCTAGTAAAAATTGCTTTTTTAAAGCCTTTTCATCAAAAGCAGCTCCAGTTCTATTATCCCATCTGACTAATTTACCATTAACTCTAGTATAAGTCTTAGCATTTTTTATCAGATATTTAGCCTTATAACTATCAAAATTGAATCCATAAAGATTCTTCTTAGCTTTTTTAGATCCTATACCAAAATATGTTCCTTGCTTTACCCCTAAAAGGTTTTTTAATTCTGCAACTCTTTTTGCTTCCTCATTGAAAGTTTTTCTCTCTTCTTTAGTGTATTTACTCATTTACGTTTTGCGCCTCCTCTCGCTCGGTTCTTTTTAGGTATCTCTAATTTAAGACGATTACCTTTATGGGAGACATCCTTACCCCCTTTACCCATAATACCTAACTGACGACGCTTACGTGCAAGTAGTTTACGGTATTTACGTTTAGCAGCGGTACTATTAATTTTCTTTTGTTTTTTCTTTTGCTTCTCATAAGAAGCTTTGCCTTTAGCGGATTGATAATACCTAGAGGTTTTACCAGGTTTTTTAGCCCGTTTTGGCGCCATATAACCTCCTATGTACTAGGGTAGGGTCTACTTTTGGAATAATCTTATTCAATTTATCTAGGGGACTACCTTCATAAGCTACACCTGTGATATCATTTGTCTTTAACCAATCACAAGCTGCTTTTAAGTCTTGAGTAGTAGCCTCGCCACTACGGATTCTCTTTAGAAAATCTTCAGTAACGAGGTAATGTAATTCGTTAAACTTATCTTCAGTAGCCTTCTTTGGGAGGACTCTGACTTCTTCCATTATACTTTATGTCCGTATTGTCTGCGAAGTGAATCTAATTCATACGATTTGGGTGTTTTTCTTCCAGATTTATGGAAGTTAATTACATTCTTTTTATCTTCAATTGTGTAATTAGCTACTAGACCTCTGGTTGTATTCTCTTTTTTTGTTTTCTTACCGTTTTCATCAACTGTGTAAGCCATAATTAATAACCTCCAGATTTTTTGGCATCTTCTAGTTGTTCGTTCCTTTTTTTAAAGCGTTCAAGTAGCTTTTTGTATCTAATTGGAGCTTGTATGACGTCATTAACAAATCCACTTTCAGTAGACTTAGAATTAAATGCGTCTATATCTCTAGTAGATGAATGTTTTGAAGCATTTCCCATTAAGATAGTAGTTTAGTTTTTACAATGTTTAGTGCCTGATCATCAAGCTTGTTGTCAGTTCTTTTTACATAAGCTTCTAGCAAATCAATTACTAGCTTCTTAGTTGACTCTGACTTCAAGAAGGCGAAAAGGATGGGTTTGATGATTAATAACATGATTTAATA